CAAAATCCAAACCAGTCAGATCATTAACCGTTTGACCGATTTCATAAATGGCGTCGTGAATTTGGAAGCCGCGCAAGTCACGGCTGCGCTTGGTCTATTACGCAAGACGCTGCCTGATTTGTCGGCCGCAGAGCATAAAACCGAGATCGTTCACCGTTACGTGGCGCGTTTGCCTGAGAAGGCCAAAAGCACTGAAACATGGCAGCAACAGCACGCGCCCAGCCCGAATACGATTCAGTAAGCTGGGAAGCTCAACCAGGCCCGCAATCAGCGCTGATATCTTGTCCGGTCTTTGAGGTCTTTTTCGGGGGAGCGCGCGGCGGCGGCAAGACTGACGGGGTTCTAGGCGATTTCCTGGAACACGCCGATGCTTACGGGGAAAATGCAATCGGCCTGATGATCCGCAAGGAGCGGACACAGCTCATTGAGACCATCGAACGGTCAAAGCAGATATTCGGACCGCTCGGCTGGAAATACCATGAACAGGATAAAATGTGGCGTGCGCCTGATGGGGCACGATTGCGGTTTGCCTATCTGGAAACCGATGCTGATGCTGAAGCATATCAGGGCCACAGCTACACGCGGGTTTATATCGAGGAGATCGGCAACTTCCCATCTGACAAGCCCATTCTGAAACTGATGGCGACGCTGCGCTCTGGTGCGGGCGTGCCGACAGGGTTTAGGGCAACGGGAAATCCTGGAGGGCCAGGACATCAGTGGGTGAGGGCGCGTTATATCGACCCGGACCCCATGGGCTACACCGTTGTAAAGGACGCTGTGAGCGGTCTGGAGCGGGTTTATATCCCGAGCCGGGTTGGTGATAACAAATACCTTGGCGATGACTACGTTGCCAAGCTGAAGGCATCAGGCTCAAAGGAACTTGTACAAGCGTGGCTGGAGGGCGATTGGTCGGTCATTGAAGGCGCGTTCTTCGATTGCTGGGAAACGAGCCGTCATGTCGTCAAGCCCTTCGAAATCCCTGACGACTGGGCCCGCTTCAGATCAGGAGACTGGGGATCAGCCAAACCATTCTCATTCGGATGGTGGGCTGTCGTGGGTGACAAGTTCAAGCTACCACCGACGCTTCAAGCGCCGGAGGGCTCATGGCTTCCGAGAGGATGTCTTGTCCGATACCGAGAGTTGTACGGGATGCAGCCCGGGAAGCCCAATACCGGGCTTAAAATGCACGCTGATAAGGTTGGCGAGCATCTGGCGCTTTTGGAAGCTTCCGATCCTAAGCTTATTGGCGGCGTTCTTGATCCTTCGACATTCAGTGAGGATGGCGGTCCACCTATTTCGGAGCGGATCAACACGGCTCTGATTAAGTCGAAGCTGGTGCCGTTCCGGCCGGCTGACAACAAGCGAGTGCCAGGCCGCGGTGCGATGGGCGGCTGGGATCAGATGCGAAGCCGGTTGGTTGGCGACGATGACGGCCTGCCGATGGTTGTGACGTTCTCAACATGTGTAGACAGCATCAGGACCATACCTGCGCTGCAACATGATCCGCTGAAGCCGGAAGATTTAGACAGCGACATGGAAGATCACGCTGCGGACGAGTGGCGATACGCCTGCATGTCACGTCCCTGGATTCGACCGGCAAGCGTAGTTGAGAAGCCCAAGAACATCAGCGGCTACAAGACGGCCACCGTGCAGACGGACAGCTTTAAGGTTTATTGAAAATGGAAGAAATCTTAGCACTCGGCGCCAGCATCATCATCCGTCCAAGCGGGCCGAATGGCGCCGAAGGCTTTAAGTTCCTTAATTGCAAATATTGTGTTGCGGTTGAAATCAACGATTTCCGCAACGGTTACACGGGAAATCATTTGGATGAGATTTTCGCGCGGGCTCTGGAGTGGATCAAGGAAGTTAAATTCTATGATGGCCCTCAATGGACCGCTGAACAAATTGCTAACATGAGCCTTGCTCGGGCTAATTCAGCATAATGACCAACGCTCTCGCCATCCGCCAAACTACCGAACCAATGACTTCAGGCGGCGGAACTACAGCGAACGACGACGATACCCAATACCTGACCGTCGATAAGCTGAAGAAGCAATATTACGACCAAAGAGCAGGAAGTCGAAGAAGCCCGTCAGGCCCGGCATTATTACCACGGCGACCAGTGGACCGAGGCTGAGATAGCCGTCCTGCACCGCCGCAAGCAGCCGGTTGTCACGTCGAACCGTATCGAGCGCAAGATCAACGCCGTTGTGGGCATCGTTGAGAAGCTGCGACAGGATCCCAAGGCCTATGCAAGGACGCCAGAGCATGAACAGGGAGCCGACGTTGCAACCGCCGTCATGCGGTACTGTCTCGACACAAACGACTGGAAGTCAAAGTCAACCAGAAACGCTCGTTTGGGGGCAATTGACGGAATTGCCGGCGTCGAATTTGACCTGGAGACAGGCGATCACGGCGACCCTGACCTCGGTATCCATATCGTGTACGCCGACACGTTCTTTTACGATCCGCGTTCCTTTGACGAGGGCTTTACGGATGCTCGGTACATGGGCATCGCGAAATGGATTGATGTCGATCAGGCGAAGGAGCTAATCCCGTCCAAGGCTGCCGAAATCGACGACCTGATGGAAACCGGGTCGGACATCACGTCATCGGCCGATCAGGACCGGGAACGAGTATGGGTCAATACCAGCCTTAAACGGCTCAGGCTTGTGGATCACTGGTACATCTGCAAGGGCAAATGGTGCTGGACGCTCTACATCGGCAACACGGTCATGATGCAGGGCTTAAGCCCATTCCATGACGAGAAGGGCAAGACGTTCCCGCGGTTCCTGATGTTCTCGGCTAACGTGGATCATGACGGCGATCGGTACGGGTTCATTCGGAACCTGAAATCGGCCCAGGACGAAATCAACATGCGCCGATCGAAGGCGCTGCATCTGCTCAATAGCCGGCGTGTCATATCGGAAAAGGGCGCGGTTGACGACGTAGAGACCGCGCGGAAGGAATGGGCGAAACCTGACGGTTGGATTGAGACAAATCCTGGCCTGAAGATGGAGCCCGACGATGCCGCGTCCAAGGCTGACTTTTCCGGTCAGCTCGAGATGCTACAGGAAGCCAAAACTGAAATTGAGAACTTCGGGCCTAATCCAGCCTTGATCGGCCAGGGGCTAGAGGATTCATCCGGAAGGGCAATCGCGCTTCTCCAACAGGCCGGGATGGCTGAGCTAGGGCCTTATTTATCCGCTTACAAGAACTGGAAGATCCGGGTTTATCGCTGCATCTGGAACATAATCACGGAACATTGGAAATCCGAGCGTTGGATCAGGGTGACGGACGACCAGAACATTGCGCAGTTCTTCCAGATCAACAAGCTCGACACGGACAAATACGGATTGCCTGCGATCGTGAACGCCATTGGCTCGATGGACGTGGATTTCATCATCGACGAGGGCTCGGACTCAATCAACATGCAGGCCGACGCTGCGATGACCCTGCAATCACTTGGTCCGCAGTTCGCCCAGCAATTCCCTGAGATAGCAATTGAGCTGAGTCCGCTGGAATCTGTCATCAAGACCAAGATGCTGAAGAAAATCCAGGCAGCCCAGAACGCGCCGCCGAAGCCTGATCCGAAGGTGCTGGCATTGCAGGCGCAGCAGCAGCTTGACCAGCAGACGGCGCAACAGGATGCCCAGCGCAAGGCCGCTGAGTTCCAGCAGGACCAGCAACGGCAGGCCCAGAAGGCCGCCTTTGACCGGCAGCAGGCCACTGAGCAGATGGCGTTCGACTGGCATCTGAAGGAACAGCAGACCGCGGCAGATATCGAGCGCGATCGGAAGAAGGCTGTGGCTGATATCGAGATTGAACGCATGAAGGCCGCCGCAGGCATCGTCGCCGCTCGTGAAAAGGGTGAAGTTGACGCTGAAATCGCCCGCACCAAGGCCAAGGCAAAACCGAAGAAGGAATCGGCATGACACGGATTATCGTATTTCTGGCGGCGCTGCTCATCTCGAGCTCGGCATTGGCTCAGGCAACCCTTCCATCCGGTGCCCAGTCGGTTGCGGTCTCTGCGGTAGGAACTACGGGCGTTGTAACGGCAACGCTTCCGGCCCAAGCCTCGATGACCAACTGGCTATGCGGGTTTGCCATCCGCTCGAGCGCTACGGCCGCGGTCACGGGTGACGCGACGGTGACTGGAACGGTCAATACGCTGCATTTCACCGAGTTTGTCGCGCCGGTTGCCTCGGGCATCGGCATTGTGGATCAGAAGTTTGATCCGTGCATTCCGGCATCGGCATTCAACACGGCCATTGCCGTCAATTCGATCGCGGCCGGCACGGCTGGCGTTACGTCTGTGACAGCATGGGGCTATTTGAAGCCCTAAGAAATCGTTGGCGGCTGACGATATAGCCGCAATCCGCACGCCTGAGCGATATCAGGCAAAACGTGAGGCAATATGAAAACTCTGGAATTACCGTCAGTCCACGAAATTCGTCAGGTTCTTGACTATGACACGGAGACGGGCGTCTTCCTTTTCAAGGATGGCAGTCCCGCTGGGCATCTCTGCCCCAAAGGATACCGAATAATCAGAATTTATGGGCGAAACTATCGCGCCGGGCGTCTCGCGTTCAAGCTGGCAATTGGCCATGACCCTGAGCACGAAGTAGACCATATCAACGGGAATAGGTCCGACGATAAGGCGTGGAACCTGCGGGATGCAACGCGATCTGAGAACAATAGAAACCATCGGCTGCGTCGCGACAACGCCAGTGGATTTAAGGGCGTTTCCATGGAGAAACGAACTGGCAGATACCGTGCGCTGATAACTGCGGGCGGGAAGCAACAGAGCCTTGGCTATTTCGAGACGGCAGAGCAGGCGCACAAAGCATATGCGACGGCCGCATTCGAAATGCACAAAGGGTTTGCCTGCCTAGGATGAATCGGACGAGCCGCCGAGATAGGCTCAAATCCGCATGCTCTAAGCGATATTAGAGCAATACGTAGTCGCTACGAAAACGCGAAAGGGTGAAGAATGTCTATCGAGGCACTTGAAGGAATGACTGACCAGGAACTGTTCGACCAGGCCAATGCGGATGAAGCACCGGCAGATGAAGCCGTTGTAGAAGTCCCGGAGGTCAAGGCTGACGAAGAGCAGGTCGAAAAGGTAGAACCGGAAGCGAAGGTTGAAGCTGAAGCCGAGGTTGAAAAGCCAGCGGTGGAAGATCATGCCGGTCGCGTACCTGCATTCCGTCTCCGCGAGGAGGCAGAAGCCCGTAGGCGGCTTGAAAACGACCTTGCTACTGAGCGTGCCGACAAGGCTGCTCTGCGGCAACGTCTGGAGGCGTTGGAACGTCCGGCCCCAAAGGCCGAGACCGAAAAACCCTCAAAGCCAGATCCGCTTCTTGATCCTGAAGGTTTCGCTACATCCGTTCGT